AAGGCGCCAAGGGATCACACGTTCTAAGAAGCCCCACAACAGGTAAGGCACTTGCACAAGGGACAAAGAAACAAGTCGCGAAGGCCGCAGGCCGCATCGCTGGATTCAAGGCCCACGGCGGCAAGAAGTGGTAAACTTGAGGTGAGTTTTTGGACAATTCTGCGGGATGTTCTTTCTCCGTTGACGAAAATAAGCTCGTATTAAGGGTTTCCAGAAGCGATTTTGAGTTAATTAAGAGCGTAATAGAAGAAAATCAGGCGAAGCAGAAGAAATTAACGATAATTCGCATTGAAATCATGCCGGAAGATGGCAAATTAAGGCTCCATTTAAAAGCCACGGAACAACTTACTGGCAGCATATTGCTCAGAGTGGAACCCGAGTAGCCCGTTTCCTGTAGGAAACACGTAATGGCATCAGCAAAAGGTCGGCGAATTAAATCGCCCTGGAAGCGAAACGAACGTGTAGATGGCGATATCGACCACATCGACCTTGACCTTGGCGATGATGACATTCCCTTTCAGCCTGAATCACACGATATCGAGGCTCTGAAGTTAGGCGCAGAACCCCCTGAATACGGTCCTGAGATCATTGGCCGTGAAGTCAGGCCTCGAGCATTCCCGCAAGAGAGTTTTCTTCCATTTTTCTTAGAGAAGCGACGCTATCTAGTGGCCGAAGGCGGCGCAGGTGCTGGCAAGACTTTGAAGAAAGGCACACTGGTCGTTAAGTTCAACGGAGAACTTGTAAAAGTTGAGGACATCAAAATCGGCGATCAAGTTATGGGACCTGATTCAAACCCGAGAAACGTCGTCGAAACGCACAGCGGGTATGGCCCACTTTACAAGGTTCACCAGACGCGCGGAATGGATTATGTGGTGAACGACCAACATACGCTCACACTTAAAAAAGCAGATTTCTCTACGAAGGACAAAGGCAAACTTTACGACTCAGGCAACTACAAACGCCCAAGAGGCGTATATCCGGATGAGCCGGACATTGTTGATATCCCACTTCCGGAATACCTCGAAAAAGGGAAGAAGTGGAAACGCCACTTCTACGGATTTTCAGTCGGAGTCGATTTTCCCAAAAATACTGAGCCAAAGGTTGACCCGTATTTCTTAGGACTATGGTTGGGGGATGGCCATTCAAACAGCACCACGATTACCACCGCCGATGACGAGATAGTTGAATTTTTGTTTAACTTCGCTTCAGAGTGGCTATTAAAAACCACAATCATTCGTAAAAAAGGAACCTCCGCAAGAAGCTACCACCTAACAAATGGAAATAAAGGTGGCGTCGCTACGGTGCTGCTCCACGCATTCCAGCATTACAATCTTCTTAATAACAAGCATATTCCCGACGATTTTCTTTACGGTAGTCGAAAGACGCGCTTGGCGTTGCTGGCTGGACTTATAGACACAGACGGGTCAATAAGTCACGGGGGCTTTGATTTTATTCAGAAAGACGAACAACTCGCAAAACAAGTGCGGTACATCTGTCATTCACTAGGGCTGCGTTGTTCGTGTCGCAAAGTCAAGAAGACGATCAAATCTATCGGTTTCGAGGGACTTTATTGGCGTCTGCACATTACGGGCGCTGTAAACATGATTCCGACTAAGATCGCCAGAAAGCAGGCAACCAGAACATCGCACCAGTTTGGGTCAACCGAAGGCGCAACGTCCATAAAAGTTGAACCAGACGGGGAAGGCGAATGGGTTGGCTTCCAACTCGACGGCGACGGTAGGTATCTCCTTGAAGACTTTACAGTAACGCATAATTCAGTCGCAGCAGCGCAGAAAGTCATAATGAAGTCGCTCAAGTATCCCAATTCAATGACGATCGTAATGCGAGCCTGGTCGCCACGGTTGCGCGTTACGGCATATCGTATGCTCATTCAGATTTTGAATGAGAATCTGATCCCGTATCATCCCAACAACACCACTATGAAGATCACGTTCGAGAACGGATCAGTCATACAAGGAATGGCGATCGTGGATTCTCAAGGCGGTGAGGTTGCAGCCTCAATCAAGTCCCTTACCGATATCTCAGGGATGTGGATTGAGGAGCCGACAGAGCTTTCACTTGAAGAATTTGAGATGATCCGGATGCGCCTTCGTGGCCGTGAACTTCCCGAAGGACAATCCCGACAACTTATCTTAACATTCAATCCTATCGACCGGAACCATTGGTTGCACGAACTGTTCTTTGACAATCAGGATCAACCATTGGAAGATGAAGACACAAGCGTTCGCCACTACACCTATAAAGACAACGAGTTTATTGATGAGGCTTACAAAAAATCCCTTGAGAACATCAAGGATAAGAACCGATTCAAGGTTTACACGCTCGGACTCTGGGGTGAACTCGGCGCGATGGTCTATGAGAACTGGGAACCGTGGGGCTTCGAGCCGAAAGAGACGAAGTTCGACACGATCATTGGCGGTGCTGACTTCGGGTATTCCCACCCGTCGGCGTTCTGCGTGATGGGCATTGACGATGAGACTCATGAACTTTACATTATCGACGAGGTGTATCAGCGCGAGGAACTTAACCGAGACTTCATTGATTCAATCAAGTCCAAATTGAACGCGAATGGTATTGCCGAGAACATCCCTATTTATTGTGATTCAGCGAATCCTGCGAGCATTAAAGAAATGCAGATAGGCGGATTAAACGCGCAGCCAGCTCAGAAGAACGTCCTTGACGGCATCGGTGCTGTAAGGCAATACAATATTAAAGTTCATACGCAATGCGACCACTTCCTTTCTGAAATCGGCGGCTACCAACGAGCGAAGGATCAGGCGGGTAGAGTTATGGAGCTACCGAACAAGAAAGCAGGCTTCGATGATCTTATGGACGCTATGAGATACGGCGTCTACACCTTTTCCCTGACACGCCGGCTTTACAAAAGCATTATGCCAGGAGTCAGCTACGGGCGCGGACCCTACGAATACATTGACCAGTTGTGATTAACAATGGCACCTACTAAAAAAGCTACAGGCAAGAAGACTCCGGCGAAACGCCGAGCGCCAGGAGCCGGACGGCCTGCCGGTTCAATGGCTGAGATCGGTAAGCCAGGACTGCGAGAAGCGTATGGGTTCATCTTAGAAGAGTGGCTTCCTAAGTTACAGAACCGCAAGCAACGGCTTCGCACCTATAAGACTATGATGGGGACCGACGCCACGGTTGCGGCTGTCGGCAACGCTACGAAGATGGCCATTCACCAGGTCGAGTTTTTCATACAACCTGCCGGAACGCTTAGCGGCGACAAGGCCTTCGCAGACTTTGCTACTGATTGTATTTTCAATTCACTCGATATGTCCTGGCAGGAGAAGTTGAATGAGATCCTAACCTATCCTGATATGGGCTTCGGCTTGTTTGAGATGGTTTGGATGCGGCGCCCTGACGGCCACATAGGCTGGAAGAAGTGGGGATTCAGACCACAAGAAACTGTTTATCGTTGGGACTTTGATCTCAAGACGCAGGAACTCACAGGGTTCACGCAACAGGTACTCATCCCTGCATCTGAATACATCACGATCCCGATAGAGAAGTGCATCCACTTCCGCCACAACAGCACAAAGAACAACCCCGAAGGTGAGAGCTGGTGGCGCGGGGTCTATATGGCTTGGTACGCGAAACACAAACTGGAACTCATTGAACTGATCGGCATTGAGCGAAACGTCGCTGGACTGCCAGAAGTGCGAATCCCGTCCGAGAACTGGCTTAAAAAGAATACGAAAGTACTCAAGAAGTATCAGGACATTGCTGACAACGTTCGCAGAAATGAAGACGCTAACTTTGTTATCCCTTCAGATGTGTGGCCAGCAACCAGCGTCCCGATGTATGCGATAGGTCTTACCGGCGGCCAGCAACTAACCACTCGTGGAACAGGGTTGCCAACGTTGCAGCCTATCCAGAGATATCAGGCAGAGATCGCTCGAGGACTGCAGGCCGACTTTATGTTACTCCCGTCCGGAGGGCCAGGTTCCTACGCACTCTCGAGCAATAAATCGAGTTTCTTTGTTATGTTTATCGAATCAATCTGCGATGCTATCTGCGAAACAATAAACAAGCAGGCGATGACGCAGTTAGCCGAATACAACGACTTCGGCGCAGTTTCAGGCATCCCGAAACTGGTTCACGGCAACGTCGCTAAGACTGAAGTTGCGGACCTCGGCAAGTTGATGGCGAACCTCGTTAAGGCGAGCGCAGCGATCTTCCCGAACGACGACCTCTTGAATGCAATACTCGACGAGGCGGGACTGCCACACGTGGACACAACTGCGAACAACGAGATTGCAGACCACATCAAAGAAGCGATGGCAGCAGCAGCAGCAGCCACACCACAGCAGGCAGCGTGGGTCGAAGGCCCAACAACTAACGAGACTTCGGCTGACCTCGCAGGTGGGACCGTAACGGCGGCAGAACCCGGGGCACGCGCAGCAGCACCGCCTCCGGCACTTGCTAAACCGACGACGCAACCAGCACCAGCTAAGAAACCGCCGGCTAAGAAGAAGATTCCTGCACGAACTAAGACGAGGAGGGCATAAGATATGTCGATTTCAGAACAAGAAATAGAGAAGGGCGCCCTGGATCAATCGCTCATTGCTTCAGTGAGCGTCACACCAGCCGTCCTCGGTAAGTTTTCAGACGCACAACTCGCTAAGGCATGGGGAGCCTATAACGAATGGTTCGGCGACGCTATCCGAATGGAACAGCCGGCACAGGCATTCGTCACGCCAGGCGAGAACATTTACAACGAAATGAAAAAGCGTGGCTTGCGGATCAGCAACCGTATGCCACTTTCTCCAATGTTCACCAATCCAAAAGAGGTGAATCTGCCGTTAGCCAAAGCAGGTATGCCAATGGCCTCGGCAGGAACTACGTGGGATGCGGGTGCCGCAAGAGCCGCACTTCGGAAATGGGCTACAAAACCAGATGGAACAGTTGATACGGCCAAGTACGGACAGGGCTTCTTGTTTCACGGCACCCCGTCCACCTTACTGACGTCATATAAATTCCCAATAG